ACTTTGGGTAGCCAGCCAAGCAAAAGAACTTGGAAAACTCAGACTTCTTATTGATGCTCCAGACCCTTACTGGATTTGGTCTGGAATTAGGGACTGCAACGATAATCCACAAAAACTTTTTAAATCTTTTTATGCTAGAAGATATAACTACTTTGAAGCACAAGAGCGCAAGTATGCTGAGCCAATCTATCGTTTTCTACAACACCTCTACACGGAGCAGTGGGCAAAGACTATTGTTCCTAGTATGCCGTGGTTCTCTAGAGAAGTTGTATCTAACTCGATCAAGAATCTTCAAACTGAAGATGTGATTGGTATTTGCTATGACAGAGATATTATTGATGCCTCTGTGGATCGTATGGAGCCTTCATATGGCAATTACTGGTGTGCTGATGCACCTAAAAGTGATTGGACTAAGAAGGTTGTGAAGAGCCTAACCTCAGAGGTAGTACCAGTAAGACTTCATAAGTATGATAAGAGTGATGAAATCCTAAGTCGCATAGAGAACTCTATGGGAACTTTAATTAGTACATATAAAAATAACGACCCTTGGTGGTCTATAGCAATATCTCAATCGATTGCGGTTGGTGTTCCTGTAGTTACTGATTGGCGTCATACATCTTGGGTAGGAGCAGAATGGGCGTTTTTACCTTCAACGCTGGAAGAGATGAGCCCGAGTCAGCGGCTTATCGTGGCACAAAGTCAGAAAGATTTTTACAGAGATGCCACTCCCTCACGGGAGGACTCTTTGCAAAAAACAGCAGAGGCACTGGACAACCAGAGCTTGCTGTCAGTAATCTAGGCACATCTGTCAGAAAGGACATTAAGATGCCAGAAGTAGATATGAACTGGGTTAAAGAACAACTCACAGAGAACAAGACTAAAAGAGTGATTGGTGATACGGTCATCAAACTTCTTAACACATGGACTGAGGTTAAAAGCACTGACCCAGATCCAGATAAGGATCAAGCAAACCTAAGTCAGGTAATTGAACTGTTTAGCAAGATTGCCTTAGGTCATGCAATTGTCAAAGAAAATAAAAACGAAAATTGGACTCCAGCACAATCGGGACAACTAGTTATTGCTGATGAAGTTCGAGTCAAATGGAATGCCTTTGATGGTGAAAAGGGCAAAATCCACAACGGGCGTCGTGGCAAGATCGTTAGCATTCGCTACGGTGACATTATTGTTAAAACAACAGATGGCAAGGAACCAATGCTAGATGGTTTCCATTACACACCTCAGCAGCTTGAGAAACGAGTTCCATAATGAACTCTGCTACTTTTAAGTTTAAGGTTGAGGGAAGTGATTACCAAAACCTACAAGATAAGGTTAAGAAAGAGTTAGCTGGGTTTATTGAGATTGATCTTGAAGATCTCAATAAATACGTTAATTACGAGTTAGAAATAAGTCCTATTGAAAAAACTGCTAGCACATACTCATATGCTGCTTTAGTGACTGCGAGGTTAAAGAATGTCTGAAGAATTAAATAGCTCTATCCCTCCTACAAACGGATACTCTAAGCAGACATCTGACACCCCGCATCGTGTTGAAGCGTTGCGTGAGGCTGCTCGAATTACGACTCAAGATAGGAATACCAACTATGGTGGTCCAGAAGAGAACTTTGCAAGGACTGCAAAGATCTGGTCTGTGATTCTTGGGCAGGACATAACAAACGAGCAGGTTGCGATGATGATGGTTGGCCTTAAGATGGCACGCTTTGCTCATGGGTCAGGCTTCCAACCAGATACTTGGATTGATATTGCAGGTTATGCTGGCTGTGGCTATGAAGTTGGAAAGATTGCTTCCGAGCAATAAGAGTAGACTAGAGCCATATAAAACTACTTGAAGGTGGGAATAGATGGCCGCAGAGCCCGTCATAAGCCCTATGCCAGTGTGCGAAGCGTGCTGGCTAGAGAACCACACCAAGTGGGAGCCTGAAAGTGTGGACGAAAAAGGTAAGATTCTTATGCGTCTTAAAGGTGTAGATGTCCCAGAAAAAGTAAATAATGGGAATGTTGAAGTCTGCGTTATGTGCGGTGGGATAACTATTGCAGGGATATTTGATTTTAAGCTAAGTAATGAAGTCTATTACTTAGATGGATCATATGAAGAAAGCTTTGAAGTCCCATTAGAGAGTACAGAAGAAGAATAGTTTAAAGGAGATAGAGATTAAAGACGAAAGACACGGTCAGCATCTCTGGTCCGAGTGGGGTGGGAATGACTACAATGAACAACTCACGTCCTCTACTGTTTACTACACCTTTGATCACGTTGATCTAGAAAACGACCTAGTGCGGAGAGCTCTTGCCTCAGCTCTACAAAGAGATGGTGTTGCAGTTTCTCTAGGTGATGGATTTAATATGATAGATAAAGCTACTCCAATACATGGATGGTCTGGTCTTATTGAAGAAGAACTTGATTTTACTGTATGCGATGACTCTGGAGAGACAGAGTATGGAGATATTGTAGGGGTAGCACTCGCAACTACATGGGTAGAAATATAGTAGATAGTCTATAGTCTATAGTCGAGCGGTTTTATAGTATATAGTCTAATATAGTCTATATGTGGAAACCAGCTGATAACCTAGAGTGGCAACGAGACGCTTTATGCGCCGACCCTAAGAATAAAGAGTCAGTTGATTGGTTCTTTTCTAAAGAACCTGAAGAAAAATACTCTGCAAAGAATATGTGCTTTGAGTGCCCCGTGCGTTCACAGTGTCTCCAGTGGGCTTTAGAGCACCGTCAGATCTGGGGTATCTGGGGTGGTAAAGATGAAGTTGATATTCGTAGAACTCTATCTGTGTCTTATAACGGAGAAGAAACACGTCGCAGAAGATTTCCTAACTGTCCGTACTGCACAGCTCGTCCGTCGAAGCTTGAGACATCTATAGAAGAGCTACCTAATGGTGGTCGTTGGACTACAGCAAAAGTAGTTACTTGTACGGAATGTAACTTCTCATGGAGAAGTCGTACTAGCGCAAATGCAGTAGAAGCTTACAAACTAGAAAAAGAAGAAAAGTCTAGTAAAAAAACTAAACCTAAAAAATCTTCCTCGTCCAAACCTGCAAGCCCTGCTCAAGAACAGTAACTTTATTTGCATAAGGAATCAAAAATGCATCGATTCCAGTTTTAGGCTGATCCATTATAGGTAAAGAAGCTCCCCACTTATAATCATCAAAGGCAAGTATTCCTCCATTATTGAGGCAGGAGTATCCATCTAATCCATCTCTAAGAGCCCAGATTGCATGATGATCTGCATCTACATAAACAAACTCGTATTTTTTATCGTTTGACTTAAAGAATTCTTTAGTGGTCATTTTCTTTTTTATTAGCTGACCTGAAGCAAGATAAGGTCTTAGTTTTTGATCATAAACCTCTTCTACACTTTTCCAGTTCATCTCCTCGTGTGCTTCTTCTTCAGATCCTTCCCAAGTATCAACGTCTGTTAGAGTTGATTCTGGGTGGGTAAGAACATTGTCAAAAAGCCAAGCAGAAGCATCGCCTGTATACGCTCCTAGCTGGAGAAAATCTACCTTTACATCTTTATACTTAGGTAGAAACTTAGAGAAGTTATGAATTGCTCCACCCTCAATAAACCAATTAGGGTATGTCATGCTTTTTGCTCGCAGAACGCTAAGTTATTAGCAAGTCTTTCCTTGTGCTCTGGAGTAGCAATTTCTAAAGCGTTTTTAGCATGAATAAGTGCATCTTGATATTTTCCTAAGTTGTATGCAGCAATTGCTGCCATATCGTGTGGTGTATGGCCCCAAGCCTCTGCTTCGCAAAGATATTCCATAGGCTTAACAGTAATTGCTAAAGCTTGCATTGCTATGTCATAGCACTCTTCCCACTTACCAATTGAGTAGTAGTGCTGAGCAAGATCAACATAGGCTTCTCTGCGTTCTGGAGCTTCCTTTATTGCCATGGTAAACCACAGCTCTGCATCTTCTTTAGATATTTTCCCAATAAAACGCATTGATGCTGAACGCTCTGGTGCCCACCTTGCGGTGTGTAGTTGTAAGTGACGCTTAAACTCTTCTTTTGCTTCATCAAGTCTGTTGTAGAAATATAACTCTCTTGCATAATAAAAAGCGTTTCTGTCATCGTAAGGGTCTTCTTCTACAGAAATCTTTAGTAGATCTAAATACTGTCCTCTTGACTTTGTGTTATCTGCGTGGTGCTCCATAGTTGCCTGAGTCCAGTACTGAACCTCTTGCATGCGGTCAGGAACTAAAACTTCGTGTACTGGATGCTTCCAACGGTATCCGTGACGAGCATGGATCTTATCTCCACCGAAGGTAAGTCCGGGAGTTCCGTCTTCATTCCAATTCCAAGTGTAGTTATATCTAGGGCGAGTTGCTCCCGAATCAAAAGCTTTTTGAAGCTCTGCTTTCCATCCTGGCAACATAATCTCATCCATATCAAGGGGAATACAGTAGTCAATATCAGCTGGAAGTAGCCCTAAAGAAACGTTTCTTGCTTGGTCAAAGCGCCAAGGTCTTACGCAAATAGATACAACGTTAATTCCTAAGGCAAGAGCTTTTTCAACAGTCTTATCTGTTGACCCTGTGTCGGCTATGAGTAGGTAGTCTGCCTCATCTTTTACAGAGTTGTACCAAGTCTCAACAAACTGTTCCTCGTTGAGGGCTATCGTGTAAACAGCTACTTTCATATGCTGTATCTCCTATTCATCGTTAGGTTTGTGTATTTATTTTTATTATATAAAATGTTTTACTATCGCTATAGTAGCAAGGATACTCCACAGGATATTAAACCAGATAATGGTAGGTAGAGTTTTAACTGTGGATGACCAGATAAGAGATAAGCTAGTCACAAGAGCAATTATATAAAGCCACCATATCTGAGTTTCAAAAAGAAGCCCTGGAATAATAATTGCTGCTTTTGTCATAAAAGCAAAAAACTCTACAGTATTTGGTTTATTCCAGTATTTTTTGTGCTTCATAGTTTTTAAAGCTTCTAGCCACTGAGTATTAAAATTTTTATCCATCAGTCAATCACCGCTTCTTTAATCATTTTAATCAGTGCTTTGTCTAATTTAGCTCCTTTAAATAAACTATATACCTTTGGTAAAGAAGATTTAGGGCTAAAGTTTTTATATTTAACGCAAGCTCCGCTTATGTCGTAGATTTCTTGTGTCATATAAAATCTTTTTAATTGAACTTTCTCTTCAGTTTCAAAATGAACATAAAGAAGTGGATCCCCTACTGGAGATTTAAAATCTCTTTCTTCAGGCCACATCTGTAGAGCCATGTCAACAGGTCTAAACCAAGATCCTATATTAAATTCACCAGGTATATATAAAGCTGTTTTTCCATACTCTGGTTTATGAAGATATGGCGGGGTGGTCTTCATTATTAAATCATCTTCACAGTAAAAAATCCAAGCAATTGATATATCAATACTTAAAGCATCTACTCTTGCTGGAACCCGTGTATTGGCCCAACCGTTAAGAAATTCACCAGTTTTTCTGTCTAAAGCTGGTAAAGGAGCTTCTGCTTGTAATACTGTTTCCATTTCATATGGAAAGGTAAAATCAAAATCAAAAGGGTTTTCAATTACAAAAGTATTTTTAAATCCTTCTAAATATGCTGGGCAACTATAGAATACGGATCCTTTTGTTTTTTTATTTCTTTGTGCTGCCATATTAGATATTAGAGGAACTGGTTCTTGATAGTTAATATTATTAATTCCGTATACGTTTAAACTAAGATGCGGCGACCAATATACAGTTTTCATTTATATCTCCTTACAAACTATCCCAAGTAGGCAAGGTATTTGCGTACTGAGAGAATTCTCTAGTAAAATTATTGTAACGTTCTTCTGCAACTTTATACAAGTTTTGTTGTTTTAATTGATTTTTAGCCTGATCCGCTGTTATAATACCTAACCCAGCAAAAATCCAATTCCATAATGGACCATACGGTGTCCCGAAAACGCCTTCAAACTCCAAAACTCCTGGAACTCTAGTTTTAGTTCTTTCTAATATTGATCTAGCATTGTCTGTCAAAGTTTTTCCTGTATTAATATACTTCCAAAACTCTGAATCTGTTCTACCTCCCTGATAATGTATAACAAGAAAATCTAAAGTAATATCATATAACTTAGATATTTTTAAATTATAAGAGTCTTGATTTTCTTTATTTATTGTTGTATTTACAGATTTAGATAAAAACTCATTTGAAAAAGTTAAAAGCTGAACAATTGTCGTATGGATAGATGTAGCTTCTAAAGGCTCAGCAAAAGCAGCAGCAAGGCCAAGTGATAAACAATTGTTTTTCCAAAAAACTTCAGATCTTCCAGACTCAAAGTTTATAAATTTTATAGGATTTATTTTTTTTCCTAACAAATTCTCTACTTCTTTTTGGGCATCTTCCCTAGAAATATATGAACTATCAAATACATAACCGCAGCCGCGACGTGTTTTTAGAGGAATATTCCACATCCAACCAGCTGATAAAGCTGTTGCTTCTGTTTGCGGTACAACAACCTTATCTTCATCAGTGTAGTCCAATAAAAAAGGCATTGCAGTGTCAACTGGAAGATGTT